ACATGCAGGACGCGACCATCGATCTCATGCTGGGAAAATTTCCCCGCCCCAAAAGGCGGTAAAGGTTTCAAAAAAATTTCTTGCAGGCTGTGAGGCCCTCTGGCATACAGGGGGCCTCAACTTATTCTGCCTTATCGGAGATTGACCATGGAACGCCCCACCGACGACACCGACATCGAGGCGTGGATCGAATATGAGGCTTGGCTTCAGGGGCAAGAAGCCGCCAAGGCCGATGCTGACCCCGCCGTTCAGGCCCGCCTCGCCGCCAAGCGCAAAGCCGAAGCCGAGAGCCAAGTCCGCTCTCAGGCCTACTGGGCCGAGTGGGAAGCCGATCTCAAGGCCTCTGGCGCTTGGGTCGAAGAAGCCCCCGAAGACGACGAATAGACCCTCCAGTCCCTTACCAACCACCTTATCGGAGATCGACATGTCCTTCGCCCCCACCGCCCAGCAGGCCGCCTTCCTCGACGCTCTGGTCAACACCAAGCGCAACCTCGCCCTCGTCGCCCGCGCTGGCTGCGGCAAGACCTCCACCATCCTGCTGGCCGTTGACGCCATCGCCGAGAACTTCCCCAACAGCGAGACGCTGGTGTGCGCCTTCAACAAGGCCATCGCCACCGAAGTCGGCGACAAGCTGAAGGCCGCCGGTCACACCAACTGGCGCACGGTCGGCGCTCAGACCCTGCACAGCCTCGGCTACGGTTTGGTCAAGTTCGCCTTCAAGTCCGAGATCGACCCGGACAAGGTCGGCAAGCTGATCAAGGCCCAGAACGACCCGGTGTTCGACACCTACGGCGCGCAGATCGCTCAACTGGTCCGCTACGCCAAGGGCGCTGCCTTCGGCTTCTTCGCCGGGATCGGCGACAAGTCGGCGTGGTATGATCTGGCCGACCACTACGACGTCAACGGCTTCGAGGACACCTCGGACCTCGATGACGTGATCCGCGCCGCCCAGTTCATCTACAAGGCCAGCCTCGACAAGGTGGACACGGTGGACTTCGATGATCAAATCCTGTTCCCGCTGGTCAAGAACCTGCGCGTGAAGTTCGGCAAGGACTTCATCTTCGTGGACGAGGCGCAAGACCTCTCCCCCGCCCGGCAGGCCCTGATCCGCAAGTTCGTGAAGCCGCACACGGGCCGCATCATCGTCGTCGGCGACCCGGCGCAGGCCATCTACGGCTTCTCCGGCGCTGACGCCGAAGCCCTGCCCAACCTGATCAAGGCCCTCGACGCCGTGCAGCTTCCGCTGTCGGTGACGTGGCGCTGCCCCAAGGCCGTCGTGACCCTCGCTCAGCGCATCGTGGCCGACATCGAGGCCGCCCCGGCTGCCCCGGAGGGCTTGGTCCAGTCGGTGGCTGAACTGCCCGCCACCATCGCTGCCGGTGACGCCATCCTGTGCCGCAACACCGCCCCGCTGATCGAGATCGCCTACCGCCTGATCCGGTCTGGCAAGGCCGCCAAGGTCGAGGGCCGCGACATCGGCACCGGCCTGAAGGCTCTGGCCCAGCGGTGGAAGGTCACCACCATCGACGCCCTGCTCAAGAAGATCGACCTGTATCAGGAGCGCGAAGTCCAGAAGGCTCTGGCCAAGGACAAGCCGGGCAAGGTGGTCGAGGTCGAGGACCGCTGCGACACGATCCGCGAAATCTGCAAGGCCTGCATCGAGCAGAAGCAGACCAGCGTCTCGGACGTGTGCCTGTTCATCGACCGCCTGTTCGCGGACGGCGCGGAGCACTGCATCGTGCTGGCCACCTACCACCGCTCCAAGGGACGTGAGTGGCACAACGTGTTCCTGTATGAGCACAGCACCCGCTGCCCCTCCAAGGGCGCTCGCCAGCCGTGGCAGCAGCAGCAGGAGCGCAATCTGGCCTACGTGGCCTTCACCCGCGCACAGAAGGTTCTGACCTTCGTGGGCTGACACTGGCGGGGGGCTTCGGCCCCCCTCCTCATTTGGAGACAGACATGACCCACATCAGCTTCACCGTGCCCGGTGAGCCCAGAGGCAAGGGCCGCCCCCGCGCCACGCGCATGGGCAACAACATCCGCCTCTACACCGACGCCAAGACCGCCAGCTATGAGAACCTCGTCGCATTGGCCTGTCAGCAGGCCATGCAGGCCGCCAGCCAGCCGCCCCTGACCGGCGCGCTGGCGCTCAGCGTGTTCGCCTATGTCGGCATCCCCAAGTCCACGTCCAAGGCCAAGCGGCAGGAAATGGCCGCTGGCCTCATCCGCCCCACCAAGAAGCCGGACCTCGATAACATCATCAAGGCCGTCCTCGATGGCCTCAACGGCGTGGCATTTGCCGACGACGTCCAAATCGTCTCCATCATCGCGGAGAAGATGTACGCGCCCAATGAGCCCCGCCTGCTGGTCAGCGTGAGCCCGCTGGAGCGTCCGCATGACCTGCCCTGACTGCGCCAAGCTCAAGGCCCGCATCGCCGTCCTCGAAGGCAACCTGAATGACCTGACGCTCATGCTGATAGACCCCACGGCGGACCAGCACCGGGCGCTGAAGGAGGCCTTCGGGCTGCAGGCCAATGAGGCCTCGATCCTGCTGATGCTGTACCGGGCCCACGGGCGGTGCGTGGGGCACGTCAACCTGATCGAGGCGCGCGTGAAGGACTACGCCAAGGACGGCGGCAGCAATGAGGTGCTGAAGGTCTACATCACCCGCATCCGGCAGAAGGTCGGAAAGGATACGGTAGCCACGAACTGGGGGAAGGGCTATTCCATTACCCTGGAGGGCATCACGAAGGTGAAAGCCGCCTTGACGGCCCATGGGCTATCGGCAGAATGAAACGGGGCCGGGCTGCCCGTCAACGCAGCACCGGCCCCAAGTCCAACCAACCAGAGCAACGCCGGATAGTATCAGCCGTGTACGAACACCGCAACATTTAGAACCGACGCTGCCCTCGAACCGTCAATCGAGAGCGAAATGACCGAACCATTCGACCCGGACTTCGCGGGGATCGCCGACTATGCCCGCCTGTACAGGTCTCTGGGCCTGCAGGCGGTGCCCGCGCTCAGTCCGAAGCCCGGCGAGCAGTGGAAGCGCCCGGCCATCAAGTGGCGGGACCATGAGACGGTGCTCGCCGACCAAGCCACGTTCGACCAGTGGTTTGGCAAGCACAAGTCCGGCAACATCGGCTACCTGACCGGCACCTGCTCCGGGCGGGTGTTCACCTGCGACTACGACACCCAGAAGGGGCCCGAGGCCGAACAGTGGTGGCAGGGCCTCTTGGCCGTCCACAACAACGGCATGGACATCGAGACGCCGACCCTGCGCACAGGCGGCGGCGGCATCCAGCGCATCTTCCGCTACCCCGCGCACTGGCGGCCTCCGACGTGCAAGACGCCCATCCACATCGACATCCGGGGCATCGGCGGTTTCGCGGTGCTGCCGCCGTCGCTGCATGAATCCGGCAAGCACTACGAATGGCTGCCCGGCCTCGCCCCGTGGGAGGTCGAGATCGCCATGGCACCGCAGTGGCTGATGGATGCCATCGACGCTCTGGTCGAGAAGTACGGCACCAAGGCCCCCCAGATCGTCGCTGACGGCCAAGTCTCCCCTGTCCGCACTCAGACGCCCGACGCGCAGAAGACGCTGTCTGGCCGCCTGCTGGACGGGCGGGAGGCCTACATGACGGCGCTGGTCTGGCGCGCGGTGTGCGACCTGCGGGACGAGAGCCCGATCCTCGCCGATCTGACGACCGACCGGGACGCCGCCTATCAAAGATACGAGGACCACGTCGCCACCCGCATCCCGCCAGAAAACCGCCACAACATGACGCTCGCGCAGGCCCTCGAAGCCGAAGGCCGGGGCAAGTCGATGTTCGATCACAAGTGGGCCACGGCCATCGCCCAGTGGGACACCGGCATCAAGGAGGCGGTGGCGTCCCGAAAGACCGCCCCTGAGCCCTTTCAGGTCGAGTACATGGACCCGGAGACCGGGGAGTTCATCCAAGCCCCATACAAGCCCGTAGAGGCCCCACAAATGTCTCAGGCTGTCACGCCCTCAGAGCAGGCCCCCACGCCCGCCAGCGCGGCCCCTGAGCCGATTACGAACGTCTGGGACCCGTGGGAGCGTTTCCCAGTGCCCCGCTTTCCCCTCGACACGCTCCCGGCCAAGGTCCGGGCCTATGTGGAGGTCAGCGCCAAATCGACCGGCGGTGATGTCAGCGCCTGCGCCATGTCGGCCCTCGCCGTGGCCGGTGCGGCCATCGATCAGAGCTTTCGGCTCAAAATGCGCAAGGGCGGAACGTGGGAGGTCCCGCCCCTGATCTGGGTGATGCTCTTCGGCGATCCCAGCACCAAGAAGACCCCGATCCTGAAGAGCTTCCTCTGGGCGCTGGACAAGGTCGAGGCCAAGGCCCGGCAGCAGCACCAGCGTGAGGTCGCCCGGTGGAAGGCGGACGGCGGCAAGAAGGGCGACGACAACGAGCCCGAGAAGCCCACCCGCTTCATCACCAGTGACGCCACAGTCGAGAAGATTGCCGACATACTGACCCGTCAGGACCGGGGCATCCTCCTGCACAAGGACGAACTGTCAGGCTGGCTGGCGGCCCTCGACGGGTCGAAGAACGGACGCGAGGCCGAGAAGAGCTTCTGGACCAAGGCCTACAACGGCAACTCCCACTCCATCGACCGCGTCATGCGCGGAGAGACGTTCGTCTCCAACCTCGCCGTGCCGGTCATTGGCGGCATGCAGCCCGACGAGATGTCTAAAATCCCCGACCTGACCAGCAACGGCCTCATGCAGCGGTTCATGCCCGTCGTGCTGCGCCCGGCGGTCAAGGGGCAGGACGTGGATGACCAGCGGGAGGCCCACGACTGGGAGACCCTCATCGCCTACCTGTCATCGCTGGAGCCCCACATGATGCTCTCCAGCCCCGCAGCCATGGAGGTCTCGGACCAGTTCCAAGACCAGTGCGCGGCCATGGAGCAGGTCAAGGTGCTGGGCTCCAAGTTCACCACTTTCGTGGGCAAGCTGCCGGGCATGCACGGGGCCCTGAGCCTGATCCTGCACCTGATCGATGGACTGTGGGATGAGCCCGTCACAGGGCACGCTGCAGCCCGTGCGGAGCGTATCCTGAGCCAGTTCACCATCCCGCACGCCATGGCCTTCTACGAGGTCTCTGGGGACGCGGGAGATGTGGAGGAGATGCGGTCCACGGCGTCGTTCATTCTGGCGTCCGACAAGGATCGCTTCACGGCCCGTGACTTCGCCCAGAACAGCCGCACCATGCGCGGGCTGGGCATGTGGGACATGGCCAAGCGGCTCAGCCCGCTGGTGGTCAATGGATGGCTGGAGGAGGAGGTCGGCAAGGGCGGGGGCGGCGTCCGGGCGTGGCTCATGCGGCCCGGCATCAGGGAGGCGCTGGCAGCCCGCCGCGCCGATCAGCAGGCACAGCGCAAGCTGGTCGCCGCCATGCTGGCGGAGCGGTACAAGGCGGCGGCTGCGGAGGGCGGGGCGTAAATGTTGGCAATGTTGGTTCACGCGCGCGCGAACACATCCGTGCGTAAAAAAGAAGAAGAAGAAGATAGAGTTATATGTTCGTGCGCGCGAACCAACATTGCCAACATTTTGGTGGAGGCCTTGTGCCGCAAGGGATTGGCCAAGCGCCTCACGGAGCGGCGTGCAAAAGCGCCTACCAACATTGCCAACATCCATGCTGGACTGATGGCCGAGAGCGGAACGGCAAACCCCAGCCGGTCGCTCCGGCTTCCTGACCAAACAGTCAAATTCAAACAAGACTTTACATAGAAGAAATCATTGCCGGAGCCGTCCAGCTTCGGCTCCCTCTATAAATAGGAGATCGAGCGTGAAGTACCCGAAGGACAACAAGCCGTCCGTCGAGCCGCGCAAGCCCATCAAGGCAGAGTGGCTGTCGAGCCATGGGGCCATGCTGTCAGGGCAGGCGTGGGTCGATGAGATGGACGTCGTCGCCCGCGACATGGAGCGCAAGTGGGGCGTGGACCGGCTGCGCCTGCTGGTCGGCCCTGACCTGCGCGAGAAGTTCGACCGGCAGCGGTACAAGGTCAACCACGCCATGGAGACCGGCGGCATCGAGGACGTGCGCCGGGAGTGCAGCCGCATGGTCAAGGCGTGGCAGGCCTGCGACCGTGCGGCGCGTGACGCAGGGCACCGCCGCCTGTCGCCCGAGGTGTGGGAGATCGGCCTCGCTGACGGCTCTGTGCTCGCCCTGTGCCGCTCCACGGACGACGCGCGGGCCTACCAGCCATGCGACCGGCACACGACCGTGTGGACGTTGGAGGAGGTCGCGGCGATGATCGACGGGCAGCACTTCGTGCAGTCGGTCAAGCGGGCGTTCCCCGGCGCGGCGGTGCTGGCCGCGCGTTCGACCATCGCCGACCCGCTGCGCGCGACGGACGCGGTCGATCCGCTGGACGACCCGATCCCGTTCTAGTTGTATAGAGATTTCCACACAGCCGCCGCGCGATAATCCCCGATTGCCGATAATGACTGTTAGGCGCGAAGTCGGCTATCGACGCAGTCTATGGCCAGCCGCCGCGTGCCGCGTCGTCCAGCCGGGCGACCGGCCGCGCGCCCCACATGGCAGGTCGGCCCGCCTCCCGCACGGCGCATGATCGTCCGCCTGCGGACGGTCGTGCGGCACGTCGGCAGCGCGGCGAGCGCCGCTCGACCGCGCGTGACGCGAGGCGCGAGCTTGGAAAAAACCCAATGAAATCAATGGTTTGGCCCTCGTCGCCACCGCGATCCGGCCCCCCCGGCACCCCCCCGCGCCGGGATTGAAGATACTATATGGGGTTACCGCGCGCACACCGCGAACATACCACAAAAACCAATCCATCAAAAATAAAAAGCCCAACAATACCAATAGTTTAGACCCCCGTACCCCCAAATGACCCCCCACCCCATCAAATAAAAACCGACCGGGGGGTGCCCAGAATACCCCCCATTGCCGGGGTAGACAGGGCGTAACGGCCTATGTTATCGTCTTGGTTCCTATCCCTATCGGAGAACTGAGCCGTGAACAACAGACCCTCACCCTTGCTGCCCTATGAGGTGGCCGAACTGACGCCCCGCACGCCGATCTGGCTGCGGGCGTTTTGCTTTGTGCTGCAGGCCTTGGCCGTGGTGGCCTTCGTGGAGATCATGCTGGTGCTTGCGGCGTTCGTGGAGGCCATCCGGTGACGACGGAGGAGTACCGCGACCTGCTGGAGCGCAACCGCCTGCGTCAGGTGGACGCGGCGTGGATGTGTGGGATCGGGGAGCGGCATGCGCGGAGCATTGCGCTGGGGAAGTTCCCGGTGCCGCAATATGTGGCCACCATTTTGCTGGCGTATGATGAGGGGCTGATTGATGGCCCGTGGCTGGTCCGGCACATCGACCGGCCGGTGCCGTAGAGGAGGACGATGAAGATGAAGATTGGATTGAGTATCGCGGCGACTGCCATGCTTCTGGTGGGCTGCACGCAGTCGCAGCCTGATGTGGCCGAGCAGCTTTCGGGCTACGGCATGACCAATGTCCAGACGGACGGGTATGACTTTTTTGCGTGCGGGCGTGATGACACGTTTGCCACGCGCTTCAAGGCATTCAACTCGCAAGGAATGCCAGTGTCGGGGGTCTTGTGCTCCGGCTGGTTCAAGGGCGGCACTGTGCGCAATCTGCGCGTCAAGCAGGTGGGGGGGGACTGACATGAGCACGAACAAGACCAAGGCCGAACTGGCGGCCGAGATTGAGGCGTTGAAGGAAGAGGTTCGCCTGACGACGCTGGCCGGTGAGACGGTCAGCCAGCAGCATCTTGATGCGAAGGCCGAAGCGCAGCAGGCCAAGATGTGGCTGCAAAGCGCGCTGGACGACAATGAGACGCTGCTGATCGAGTTGGCCAAAATCCCCCGCTGGGTGCAGCGGCTGTGCGGCGTGGACCTGAACGACTGATGGCCCTGACCGTGTGGTACAAGTGGACGTGCGATGTCTGCAAGGGCGAGATCGCAAGTCCGTTCAGCGACAAGACCAACGAGAAGACCTACATGTCGGGGGCGGACCTGACGAAGCTGCCGCAGGTGGTCCGGTATGGGATGCAGATCGGGAACTGGGCCCTGTGCGGCGAGTGCTGGGGCCCCATTGCGGACGCGCTGGAGAAGCGCGTTGCGGAGATGAAGGATATCAGAAAATGAACGAGTGCCAGAACTGTTTTTTCAGCCGTGTGACGACGCCCTCGCCGCACCTGCGGCCGAAGCTGACGTGCCGTGCGGCGCTGCCGTCCGTGGCGGAGGAGTATGTGTGGCCGGTGGTGCCGGGCGACGGGTGGTGTACGCACTACCGGCGGGCGTACTCGGACAAGGTGGCCACCGGGACTGAGGCGGCCATGCTGGAGATTGAGACTGCGGCCGCGCCGGTCAAGCCGAGGGGGAGGAAGTGATGGGCGGCCCCGTTTCTTGTGGGGGCTGCGGCAAGTACATCCTCGGCACGTACAAGGTGTGTGCGGGCTGTGGCTGGATGCCTGAAGACATGCCGAAGGACATGGACCGCGCCTTGGCTGAGGCCTACCCCGACCGCGTGCCGCAGTATGTGCGGACCCGCGTGTGGGAGGCGGGGAAGAACTCCGCCGCCCGCATCACGGAGTTGGAGAAGCAACTGAAGGAGCAGTTCCTGATGTGGCATGCCGCCGACTATCAGGCGGACCAGAACTGGCAACTGGTGAAGGCGCTGAGCGTTGAGAACGAGCGCCTGCGCGGGGCGCTGTCCCGCATTCAGGACACTGCCGTGTCTGCCCGCCGCGCCCTTGGAGGTGAGCCGTGACCATCGCAGACACGATCAAATCCCTGAAGCCGGGGGACCGGGTGAGGGTGACGCGGGAGCAACTTGTGGACGACACGACTCCGTACAGTGCATGGGGCGCGTTTGGTCCCGTGATAAATCATGACGACCCCACCATCACCTCTATTGAATTGATAGAGCGGCCCCTTCAGGTCGGGGATCGGGTGACCCGTGTCGGCATGGGAACCCGAGGCACGATTACCGCCGCCGATGACGGGTATGCTTTGGTGTCCTTTGACCCCAATCCCGAAAATCGGTTTGCGGTAGCACTCTCAGACCTTCGGAGGGCGTCATGACCCACACAGACCTGAAGCCGTGCCCGTTCTGCGGGCTGGACTATGTCGGCATCTGCGAGACGGATTTTATGGATCGCAAAGCCTACGCCGTGTCTTGCCGCATCCGCGACTGTCATGGGGTGATCTTCACCCTTGGCCATGGGCTGTTTCCGACGCGAGAGGAGGCCGTTGAGGCATGGAACACCCGAGCCGACACCGCCCCTAGCCTGAGCGCTGATCTGATAGCAGAGGCTGAGGCCGAAATGGCCGGTGTGTCCCCGGACCATGCTGACCGCCGTGGATCGTTGCTCTTTCGCGCAATCACCGCCCTCCGCGCAGCAGAGGCTCAACTGTCTGAACGGTCGATGGAAGCCGACGTGGGTAAGTGGGTCTACAGCCGGATTGATGCCCTGATTGACGCCAAACCCGGCACTGCGGAGGCTGTGGAGCTTTCCTACCTCACCAGCGCTGTCGGGCATATTGAGGAATACGGCGTCGAGAACTGCGAGGGACATGACCTTGGGGGTGACGCCCTCCGCGCAGCAGAGGCTGAGAACGCGAGGCTGCGGGCGGCGCTGAAACCGTTTGCCGGGCTCGCCGACACCGGGAAGCACGGGGGAGAGTTTGTCATCGCCCACGCCATCTATTCGGACATGACGAAGGGGGTTGTCGGTCCTCGGCAATCCTATTGGCACTGGGACGATTTTGAACGCGCCCGCCGCGCCCTTGGAGGTGACAATGACTGACTTTCGCATACGCATAGAACTCGATTGGCCGGGGCGCTTCAGCCTTTACGACCCCGATCCCGACAACCACCACTCCGCGCTGTTTCTCGTCATGCCTGATGGGCTGATGGTCAACATTTCCGGCCACAACGGCGAGGGCGTGGACCTGAAGCGGGGCCAGTGGATCGTAGAAACGTTGAACGCCGCCCTTGGAGGTGAGCCGTGAAGCTAAACCACACCATTGAGCAGCTTGCGGCCATGACGGTCCGCGCTGACAGCCGACCCCTTGCCGAGGACTGCCTTGCGCTGATCCGCGAGAACGAACGGCTGCGGAAAGCGCTGGACATTGCGGCGGAATGTTTGGAATGGGCCGGAGACGATGGCGGGTACGAGAGCGTGACTTGTGCAACCGCTGCGGCAGCCGCCCGCCGCGCCCTTGGAGGTAGCAGCGAATATGACTGACGAGGCCGAAGACGATTTGAAGCAGCAGGACACCGGCACCGAGTGGCAGGAACTGGCCCACGACGAGCCGGGTCCGACTGTCAGGGTGTCGTCGGGCATGATCGCCAGAATGATCGAGATGCTTTCCCGCCTGTGGCGGTGATATACAGGATTCACAATGGCAAAGAGCTTGAGAAAAAAGGGCAACCAGCCCCACGTTCCGAACGGCAGGACCCGCGAGGCTGTCCGTCAGGGTTGTGCCAAGGGCATGACGCAGGACGAGATCGCGTCCTTCATGGGCATCACCGACCGGACGCTGCGGAAATACTACAAGATCGAGCTTCGCGAGGGCAAGTACAGTTCGATCCTGAAGGTGGCGGACAAGCTGTTCGACATCGCCATGGACACCGACCCCAAGACCATCAGCCAGCAACTGGCCGCCAGCATCTTCATTCTGAAGACGCAGGGCGGCTGGCGTGAAGTCAACCGCACCGAGATCACCGGCAAGGACGGCGGGGCCATCCAGATCGAGGCTTCGCGGGCTGTTCTGGACCCCCGCGACATGTCGCCGGAGGCGCGGGAGGAGTTTCGTGCCCTGCTGGAAGGCAAGATGGCCGAGATCGAGCAGGACGAGGCCATCGACGGTGAGTATGAAGAGGTCGAGGACGACGACGGCGAGGAAGAATGACTGCGTTTGCCAGCTTCAACGGCGTCGATATCGACATCAAGGCCCAACTGAAGGCCTTGGACCGGGCCGAGTATGAGGACAGCCTGTACCTGTTCTTGACGCAGGCGTGGAAGCACATCGATTCGTCGCCGTGGACGGACGGCTGGCCCATTCAGGCCGTCGCCGAGCACTTGCAGGCCGTCGCTGACGGCGATATCAAGCGCCTGATCATCAACATTCCGCCCCGCTGCGGCAAGTCCTCGATCACGTCCGTGGCCTTCCCGGCGTGGGTCTGGGCCCAGCCCTACCACGGGCCGACATCCGGGCCCGGAGTGCAGTTCCTGCACGCCTCCTACGCCCAGCAGTTGACCCTGCGGGACAGCGTGAAGTGCCGCCGCCTGATTGAATCGCCGTGGTATCAGGACATGTGGGGCGAGCGGTTCACGCTCAACAGCGACCAAAACACCAAGAGCCGCTTTTCCAACGACAAGGGCGGCGAGCGCCTGATCACGTCGGTCGGCGCGGCGGTGACCGGCGAAGGCGGCTCCATTATCGTCGTGGACGACCCCAACGCGGCGTCTGAGGCCTTCTCCGAGGCCACCATTCAGGCCACCATTGACTGGTGGGACGGTGCCATGAGCACCCGCCTGAACGATCCCAAGACCGGCGCGTTCGTGATCATTCAGCAGCGCCTCGCCGAGGACGACTTGACCGGCCATATCCTGTCGAAGGATGTGGGAGACTGGACGCACTTGTGCCTGCCGATGAAGTACGAGCCCGAGCGGGCGTTCCAGACCCGCATTGGGTGGAACGACCCCCGCACCAAGCCCAACGAGTTGCTGTGGCCGGAACGGTTTGGCGAGCCGGAAGTCAATCTGCTGGAGAAGCAGCTTGGCCCGTTCAGCGCCGCCGGGCAGCTTCAGCAGCGCCCGGAGCCCGCAGGCGGCGGTGTGATCAAGCGGGACTGGTGGAAGCTGTGGGAGGGCGCGTCTTTCCCGCCCATGGACTTCATCATCGCCTCTCTGGACACCGCCTACACCCTGAAAACGTCGAACGACTTCTCCGCCATGACCGTATGGGGGGTATTCACGGGCGACACGGTGGCCAACGACATCCGGGGCCTCGATGGCATGGTCGAGCGGCGCTACACCGAGGACGTTCCCCGTGTCATGCTCATGTATGCGTGGCAGAAGCGCCTCGAACTGCACGAATTGGTGGAAGAAGTTGCCTCGACCTGCCGCAGGCTGAAGGTCGATAAGCTGCTTATCGAAAACAAGGCAGCCGGGCACTCGGTTTCACAGGAATTGCGGCGTCTTTACGGCAATGAGCGGTTCGCCGTGCAGCTTCACGACCCCAAGAGCATCGACAAGCTGTCGCGCCTGTATTCGGTGCAGCATCTGTTCGCCGAGGGCATGGTGTTTGCCCCCGATAAGGCGTGGGCCGAGATGACCATGACGCAAGTCGGGCAGTTCCCACGCGGAAAGCACGACGACATTGTGGATACTGTGTCTCAGGCCCTTCGACACTTGCGTGATCTTGGTCTTTTGACACGCGCACCTGAGCGAATTGAAGAGATTGAGGCCATGAAAGAATATCCCGGAGGTAAATCTACTCCATTGTATCCCGCTTAGTTGCATGTTATTTTTCCAAAATGGAAAATCGAATTTGCAAAACGTGCTTTGAGGAAAAGCCGATTGATGAGTTTCGCCCTCACATTCGGAAGGGCAAAACGTATTGGGAATATCAATGCAAAGCATGCGCTGCGGCTGCATCCCTTCGCCACTATCATGAAAATGGCAAGGAGAACCGCGCCAAGGCGCGCGCCAAATATGCGGAAAATCCTCAAAGGCACATTGATAAGGTCAAAGATTGGTACGCAAAAAATAAAGATCGTGCCATCGCGCGATCCATACGGAACCGAAGAAA